AAGGGAAAGGGTAAAGGAATCAATAAGGTGGAATTAAAGTGACTGGCTTTAAATAGGTATTGCCGCCTTATATTGTCCCCCAGGTTCTGGGAAGGGATTTACCGCTATAAATGTAGTAAGACCTGACCCGGTGCTGCTATCTATAGGCCATTTGCATCAATTGATCAAAAAATGTACAATCGGGATAAAATGGAGTCTTGATCTTGATTTTTTAAAGGGTACCCCCCCCTCCGAGGTCGGCGGTTCAAACTATATATATGTCTCTCGCAAAAAAAAATTACTGAGAATGCTATGATTAAAATAATGACAGATGAAGAAGTTCATGAAATGGATATTGAGTTGATTGAGTTATTTGCTGTGTATCTCTTTGATAGAGACCAAGTTGGTATGACTGATTTGATTTACATTGTAGAAGATAGAATGTCAGATGACTATTTAGAAACTGAAAAACAACAACATTCACTGGTGTAAAGGTTATATATGTCTAGGATAGGGATACCCAACAAGAATAAGAAGTTCTTACTGGCCCGCTTGCAGGATATGTACGGTGAACAGTTCCATCCTATCTTGAAGATGGCAGAAGCTGCTAGTAAGCTGGACTACATTGCTGAGGAAGAAGGTGATGTCACTGCCCTCAATGCTGCTGTTAATGCCTGGAGTAAGGTTGCTGAGTACACTGAGCCCAAGCTAAAGGCCGTAGAGATACGTGCTGACGAAGGTGCTGTAGTGGCTATCCAACGTAAACGCTTTGATGGTGGTGCTGATGCTATCGAGGCCGAGGTTGTAGATGTAGACCCTGTGGTAGAGGCCATAGTTAATGCCGCTGTAGATGACGAGGATGAAGAGTAATGGTTAAAGGCAAGAGTATGGTTGATAAGTTAGACAAAGAAACAAAGAAAGAGCACTTCCGTAACTATGATGCGAACAGTAGTGGTGGTAAGGGTGACGGCAATCGCACATCGACTGCTGAGACGCGAGCCAAGTTCAAAAGTGGCTATGACGGTATAGACTGGAGCAAGAAATGAAAACCTACATCCATGTCAACCAGCATAAAATTAAAGCTAACCTAAAGCATGGCACAGATGAGCCAGTTATTACCGTTAAGCAGGGAAAGAAAAACACTTACTGCCACAGCGTCCAAATCCTTGGAGACTCTGTAGTCCGTTATTCTGAGACAGGTAAGCCCATCCTATCCTGTGGTGCGCGAGTCGTTATAGAAACACAAGCTGAGGTCATCACTGAATGCCGACAATAGAATACTGCATGGGGCCACAAGGTCAGGTGCTACAAGACTACGCTGACTGTCGCTCTCAGAACTCCTTTATCATGGGGCCACTAGGTTCCGGTAAGACTGTCCAAACTATCCTCAAGCTATTCGACCTGATGACCGAGCAAGCCCCTGTGATGACCCCTGGACACAAGAACTATGGTGTACGCCTTAGCCGTATCATTGCCTGTCGAAACACCTATTCCGAACTGTTCTCTACCACCATTAAAGATTGGCTAGAGATACACGAAGACCTTGGCCCATTCCGTCAGGGTAACAAAGAACCACCCACTCATTACATCAACTTCCGGTTAGAGGATGGCACCTCAGTTAAATGCGAGGTCATATTCATCGCTTTTGACCGCCCTGAGCACGTTAAGAAGGCCAGGGGTATCCAGTGTACATGGGTGTGGCTAAACGAGACGAAAGAGCATTCTAAGGCCGTTCTCGACATGCTTGACCTACGTCATGGTCGCTATCCTTCCCCCAAAGAGGGAATCAAGCCTACGCATCACGGTGTGCTGGGTGACAGTAACGCCCCTGATGAAGACCACTGGTACTACAAGCTGGCAGAAATTGAGCGTCCTGAAGGCTGGGCATTCCATCGACAACCTGGTGGTGTGTATAAGGACGGGGAAAACTGGAAGGTAAACGACAAGGCCGAGAACTTGCCTAACCTCCCTGATAACTATTACAAGCGCGGGCTATCAGGTAAAACACATGATTGGATTAAAGTTAATCTTGCTAATGAGTACGGCTTTGTGTCTAACGGGAAGCCGGTTCACCCAATGTACACTGACTCTGTTCACTCAGTCCACATGGATTTCACGCCCAGTAAGGACACTCCTATCGTTCTGGGGTTTGACTTTGGTCGTACACCTGCTTGTGCCTTTCTTCAGCGTACTGCTATCGGGCGTTGGATATGCTTTGACGAGATGGTGCTTACTGATTCCGGTGCCGTAGACTTTGCCCCTACCCTAAAACGTTATATTGAGGATACTTACCCTAATCACACATTCAAGGGGTGGGGTGATCCTTCGGGTGACAACAAGAACCAATCAAACAGTGATACGCCTTTTCAGATCATGCGTGCCGCTGGCATTCCCTGCCAACCCACAGCCTCTAATGATCCCCTGAAGCGCAGAGCCGCTTTAGAGGTGCCGATGAAAGAGATGTGCATGGATGGTAAGCCTCGCTTTATTGTACTGCCCAAAGCCTCTATGATACGTAAAGGGTTACAGGGTGGCTTCTGTTATCGTCGTGTGCAAACTTCAGGCGAACGCTACAGTGATCAGCCAGACAAGAATGAATACTCTCACCCAGTAGAAGCCCTAGAGTACGCCTTGCAAGGTGAAGGTGAAGGCCGATCTGCTCTACGCAGGGGTGATGGATTTGCTAAACCCCACACAGCAAAGGTGAACTTTAGTGTCTTCTGAGGTCTATGTAGTTTTTAAGGGTGACAGGGGCCGGTGGTGGTCTAGGTTTTTGCATACAAAAATACGACACTGCTTTATCATTGAGCCGTCACTGGGAAAGTATATTGTTTACGAAAAAGATGCAGACAAAATGATGGTATATAATGTCGAGCATATAAATGATATAATTGGGCCTACAGATATAACCGTGAGTTATATGAAGGAAATACAGACTCAGCCACTACTTATGCTTAACACTTGTGTTGGGTACACTAAGCAGTTTCTGGGGATAAGAAATCCTTTTATATGGACTCCCTATCAATTGTACAAGCACATTAAGGGGTAAGATATGGGTGGCAGCGTAGATGCACCAGAACCAACAGCAGAGCAAAAAGCATTAGAAAGACTGCAAAGAATGGAGTTAAATGAGGAAAAAGCGGCAAGCGAGCGCAGACTGAAGTCTATTGCCCAGAAAAAAATAGGCAAAAAATCCTTGCTTGGAAGCCCTGCAAGCACCCCCTCAAACTTTGATCCTGCTGGCACTATAACAGAAAAATACACAAAAACAGATAGTGGCATTTTAAAGAAACCATTTCGTGGACGCTTAGGAGGAATGAGGTAATGGAATTGCCTAAAGAGCTTGGCTCACTTACGGACTTAAAGCGACGAGAAAATGCAGCATTTAAACGCGCCTCTATGTGGCACAGTACATTAGATGATGCCTATGAGTTTTTTCTACCTAATCGCAATCTCTTTGATGACCATGCCCCAGGTCAAGAGAAGATGGATCGCATCTTTGACTCTACTGCACTTGAGGCAATCCAACAGGGCGCAAGCAAGCTACAAGAAAACATTGCTCCTATCTGGTCACGCTGGGCTACCTTTGAGCCATCTGATCTAGTTGTTAAGCAGCTAGAAGAGGGTGACTTTGATGTCAGCCTAGAAGACATACAGGGTAACTTGCAGAATCAGGCCGAGATAATTTTTGATTACATTAACCGTTCTAACTTCGCTACACAGTTTTATGAGCACGCCCTTGATCTTTTGATTGGCACAGGCACACTTCGCATTGATGAAGACGAAAGCGACGAGATGCCCCTTATATTTAACGCAATTCCACAGAAAGGAATAGCATTTGAGGAAGGCCCGCAAGGTAGCATTGAAACGCATTGGCGACGATTTAAAGTAAAGGCTCGTAACTTAGAGCGTTACTGGAAAGGGTTTGAGCCATCAGAAACAATGAAGCAGATTATTAAGGATAAGCCGGACACTGATGTTGATGTGCGCGAGGGTGTTGTCTATATGCCCAAGTCTAAGACCTACTATGGCTGCGTATGGGTAGACAAAGAAAGTCAAATTAGCTGGATGCAGGACTTTGGTGACTCTAGCCCTTGGGTAACAGGTCGCTACAGTAAGGTTGCGGGTGAGATCAGAGGTCGTGGCCCAGCACTACAGGCACTTCCTGATGTACGATCACTCAACAAGGCCAAAGAGTTTGTACTACAGAAAGCCGCTATTGACCTAGCAGGTATGTACACAGCAACAGACGATGGTGTAACTAACCCCTACAATTTGAATATAAGCCCAGGCATTGTTATTCCGGTTGGTTCTAACAACTCGTCTAACCCATCCATTCAGCGATTAGACACAGGATCAAACTTACAGCTTGCCCAGTTCCAGATCAATGAAATGCAAATGTCGATCAAGAAGGCCCTATTCAACGATCTTCGTGATCCTACTGGTGCTGTGCGATCCGCCACTGAGGTTGCCATCGAGTCGCGTGAATTGGCAAAACGCATCGGCTCTGCCTTCGGCAGATTACAGACCGAAGTATTGATCCCCATCATTAAGCGCGTTGCATCCATTCTTACTCGTCGTGGTATTATCACTCCTATTGAGCTAGATGGTCGCCAGGTTGCTATTAAGTTTATGTCGCCATTGGCAAGAGCGCAGGACGGTGAGGACATTATTAACGTACAACAAGCTGTACAGTTCGTGCTTCAGACTGCTGGCCCAGATCAGGCTAAGATTGGATTTAAGCTAGAGGACTTTGGAACGTGGGTTGCCGATAAGACTGGTATGCCTGCCGAGCTGGTTCGTAGTGATGCTGAGAAACAACAAGTTATTATGGCTGGCGCACAAGCAGCGCAGCAAGGTATGGAGACTCAAGGGACTCCACCCGTTGATCAAGGACAAACTGCTCTATGAGTTGGGATACAATTAATCAAGCGACTACTAATGCAGAAGATGCAAAGGCGGTCAATGCAGAGAAAAGACAAGCCGCCGCTGAATTGGCTCAAGCCTACAGTAAGTGCTTCTCAGGTGACATCGGGAAGCGCGTACTTGAGGACATGACGCGGAGGTTTATCTTCAATAACGACACCCCCTTTGGTGCTTCTAATGTTGATTACGAGGCTGCTTACCATAACGGTGAGTCGGGAGTTGTTAAATTTATTATCAACCAAATGCAACAAGCTGAAATACTGTAAGGAATAATTATGATTGAAGAACAGGCCGCACCAGAAGAAGCAGTAAGCGAAACCCTGTTGGATGCAAGCACACCCGAATTAAATGAAGGTGAGTATTTTTTATCCGATGGTATCAAGGGTACAGGTGATACACCCGAATGGTACAAAAGCGACAAGTATAAGTCTGTCGCTGAACAAGCCAAAGCCTATACTGAACTAGAAAAGAAGTTTGGTGGTTTTACTGGCGCACCGAAAGATGGCTATGCTGGCCCAGAAGGAATTGAACCTGACGATGCATTATTGCAAGAGTTGACTGAGTTTGCCAATAAGACAGGTATGAGCCAAGAAGCATTTGGAGATGCGTGGGAATTATTGTCAGCACAGGGTGAAGCGGTAGAACAAGTTACCCAAGAGCAAGAGATTGCACGACTAGGTAACAATGCCGGAGAGCGTATCAAGAATGTTGAGGGCTATCTAAAGAACAACTTAGATGCTGACGACTACGAAGTGGTTCGTGATCTTGTTACTGATGCCAAGTCTATTGAGTTAGTAGAGTATTTGGTTCGTGCTACAGCTCCTACTAAGCTACCTATTGACGGTGGAGAGCATCCTACTGGTATGACTTGGGCAGACATTGAAACAGAAATGTTTAAAAAGTCAGAGAATGGTCAGCTTTTAAGAAGCGTTGATCAAGCCCATGAAGCCAAAATTCAGAAAATGATGAAAGAATTTGGTGGCAACAAACAACATACTCGCGTGTTTGGTTGATTTATATGGGGTAAAAGGTGTATAATCGACACACTGGATACCCCTTTCTATTTAAGGCCCGGTAAATTTAGGTTGAAGCTGACCAATTTACTGGGTACTCAGCAAAAACCTTGAAAAACTTTTACATTATTTATTACTCTTTTTCGAGGAAATCATCATGAGTAAAACATTATCATCAGTAGCGGTAACGGAGTTTGACAGCCTAGTCAAGCACGCTTACCAGAACGCTGGCCTTTTGAAGCCAGCCGTAACAATCCGTAACAACGTAGTAGGTGACACCTACAAATTCCGCAACATGGGTAAGGGACTGGCTAACCAGAAGTCTACTTCTGATCTAGTAACTCCTATGGATGTGTCTCACGACTTTGCAGTAGCAACTCTGTCTAACTGGAATGCTCCAGAGTACACAGATATGTTTGACGCACAAGACGTAAACTTTGACGAGAAGCAAGAATTGGCAAGCACTATCGCAAGCTCTCTTGGTCGTCGTTGTGATCAGCTTATTATCGACGCAATGGACACTCTTCCTGGCGGACAAGCCTATGCTTCTACTGTAGCTGCTGGCACCACTGGTCTGACTATGGATAAGGTTATCCAAGCTCAGGTTGCTCTTCGCGCTCAAGGCGTTCCTAACTCTGATCTGTTTGCTGTTATTAACGCTGACGGTCTGAAAGGTCTGCTCAATGACGAAAAAGCTACTAACGCTGACTACCAGAATGTTAAGGCTCTCGTAAATGGCGAGATTGACTCTCTGGCTGGCTTTAAGTTTATCACTATCGAAAACCGCGCTGAAGGTGGTTTGACTGTTGCTGCTAACGTAGTTGACTCATACTTCTTTAACCGCGATGCTGTTGGCCTTGCCATCGGTATTGACATGAAGACTGACGTTGACTGGATTGCTGATCGTACTTCTTGGTTGTGTAACGGTATGCTGAAAGCTGGTGCAGTTTCTCGCGATGCTTCTGGCATCGTTAAAGTTAAATACAAAGACAACGTATAAGGAATATTATCATGGCTTTTTCAAGAGATGGCTTATGCCGAATCGGTGGTTCTGGTACTGGTGGTGCAACTTGGCAGTATTCTACTGCTGATGCCACTTCTGCTGTTGTAGCAGATACCAACTACTTTGCTGCTGCTAAGGACGAACTAGATGCTGGTGACGTACTTCTCGTTATCGGTACTACTGGTGGAACTCCTACTGGACGTATTTCATACGTTGAGTCAAATGACGGTACTACTGTTGTTTGTGCTGCTGGTACAGTAATCACTGCGTAACACTGAACGGGGCTGCTTTGGTGGCCCCTTTCTTTACAAATAAAGGTTTATTATGTCAAGCAAGATACAGCTAATTTCTAATGCACTCATTCTAATTGGCGACTTGCCTGTGACATCTTTATCAGGTAACTCTCGTGCAGAGACTGTTGCCAATAATTTGTACGATAATATTGTACAAAACGAACTTTCAAAATTCCGATGGGGCTTTGCCCGTAGACAAGCTCAATTGTCTTTAACTGTCGAGGAGCCTGTAGGCACTGAATGGCAGTCCATCTATCAGCTTCCTACTGACATGCTTGTTTTAATTAAATTAAGCCCAAGCATCAGATACCAAATTCTTGGTGACAAAGTTTACTGCAACTACAGTGGGTCTTTATATTGCGATTATATTGCTAATGTCTCCGAGTCTGAATGGCCCGTATATTTCTCCAAGATGGTCGAGTACGCCTTGGCTATGGACTTTGCTCCATCCATTCGCGACAGCGCAACTTCTATGGAACTTTTGAGCCGGCAGTATTTAAATGCTAGTCGCATGGCTAGGTTTACCGATTCTCAGCAGCACCCCCAAACAGCCATCCAGGATCAACCCTTTATTAATGTGAGGTACTAATGCCTAAGTCACAATTTCGGCAAACCAGCTTTGCTAGTGGTGAGTTGTCACCGTTACTAACAGGCCGTACCGATCTTGATCAATATTACAAGGGCGCAGAGTCGGCTGAAAACGTAGTTATCGTACCGCAAGGTGGCGTTAAGCGTAGACCTGGAACAGAACATATTTCTGGGATTGTTCGCACCCTTGTTCGCCAACAAACCTATAATCCAACTATGCCCAACGGAGGCACTGGCTCTAATGTTAATGACGGCAATGATGAAACATTTGGCGTAACTAATGTTATTAATACTGGCGCTAGTTTTGTTGTGGCTCAGTATGATCTTTCTGTCCCTTTGCAGCAGACGTTTGTTGATGTAAGAAACATTACGCTTGATCAAGCCTCGCCTAATGGGCTAGAGCAATCCGCAACAATAACCATTCAATACTCTGATGATGCTGTTAGCTGGACTAATGTTAGCCCTAGCGCGACATCAATGGAGATCAACAACGTCACTCCAAGAAACATTAGGTTCAACATAACAGACACACCCAAACGTTACTGGAGGCTTACGGCAATAATTCCTGCTTCTGGAGGATACAGAGTAAAGGTTGGAGAGTTTGGGTTAAAGGTTGAGTCACTTGGGATTACGGAGGCCAAAACGTTTGATTGGGCATACGGGCCTGATAAAAGCTATCTTGCTGTATTAACGGCTGGCAACATGAGGTTCTACAGGACTCCCAATGCGTCTAGCCCAGATACTGTTTATGTTGCTGATGTTATTGTTCCCTATGCTGCTTCAGCAATACCTACCGTAAGAGACGCGCAAACAGAAGGTGTCATGCTAATGTTCCATGAAGACTATCCGTCAATACGGATTATTTTTGATGGGACTGATGAGACAGATTCTTTTGTAGTAGATAACATTCCTTTTGCCAATGTCCCCCAGTATGACTATAACGACAATTTAAGTCCTCCGCCTGTATCAGCAATTCAGGACGCAAGTTTTTCAGGATTTGCTGAGGGTGAGCAATATCGAGTCGTTGTTAATGGCGTTGCTAGCAAAGATATTACTTACGGTGGTGATAATGGTGCTGATGAGATAGCCGCTACTGAATCTAATTTAGCTAAAGGTTTGCAAGAAATGCCTGTCTTTGGATTTACAGGTATAACTGTTGCGCGAACAGCTACGCATACATACAGGATTACAATGGCAGATGCCTCTGCGGGTGAGTACAATTTGTTTTCTGCATTCCCCACTAGTGGCAGTTCAAATGATAGCGTTGGTTTTGCAATAATTCAGCAGGGCAGCCCTAGAGCTGAAGATGTATGGTCTGCAACTAGGGGGTACCCTAAGATTGGAGTATTTAATGAAGGCCGGCTGTGGCTGGGCGGAACAAAGTCTAAATCGCAAAGTTTGATTGCTTCTAGGTCAGGGAGTTATTTTGATTTCTTTAGCGAAAAAGGCGAAGATGATGAGGGAATATTTGTAACTATTGATTCACGTGGTTTGACTGACATTGTAGATATTAATCCTGATCGTGGGTTGCAGATATTTTGTGCTGGCTCAGAGTTTTTGCTTAAAGGTTTTACCCCCTCTACCATTGAAGTTGTAGCGCAAACTCAGCATGGATCTTTTAATTTAGAGGTAAAGTCTGTTGACGGTGCTACTTTGTTTGTGGACAAGAATGGCAACACGTTACGTCAATATGTATTCAGCTTTAATGAAGATGCTTACACATCCAATGACATATCAGTTCTTTCCTCTCAGTTAATTAACAACCCCAAGGACATGGCTCTTCTGTCAGGCACTACTACTGAAGATGCTAACTGGGTGTTTCTTATCAACGAAGATGGAACTGGTGCTGTCTTGAATACCATGAGGGCGCAAGACATTAATGGATTTACTCGATGGACTCCATACGCATCCCCAACAGACGCAACTAAGAAAAACACATTGATGTCATGTTCTGCTGTTGGCGACTATCTTTATTTAATTGTATATCGCCAAGTAGGTATCGCTGACTACTATAATATTGAGCGATGGAGCTTTGATTACCTTTTAGAAAGTAGTTTAAAAACTACAGTTACTGAAACTGGAAGTGATGTAATAGTTGATGTAGGAAATGGATTGGACGGGTATGAAGTTAGCATTTTAGCTGATGGTGATGTGCTTCCTAATCAAACAGTATCTTTTCAGGCAAATAATCAATGGGGCGTTATAATTACAGCAGAGCAGTTAGATGGATTTGGTACTAGGGAAATAGAGGTTGGTTTGAACTTCAACGTTAAAGTCAAGACTATGCCTGTCAATACCAGTCCTGGTACTCGTCTTGGTCAAAATAGTATGCGCGAAAAGAAAATCTGTAGAATGAACTTAAGGGTGCATGAGACTGCCGGAGTTTATGTTGACGGAAATCCTGTAGCAATTAGGCAGTTTGGTGCGGCCCCTAATACGCCACTGAACACATCCTTTACGCCAAAAACTGGTATCATAGAAGACAACAATGGCGGCAATGGCTGGGGCGTTGATGTTGCTCCTGAAATCACAGTACCCGATCCTACGCCATTCCACCTGCAAGCGATTGAATATGAGGTCGAGTCTTCATGAATGATGTTGTAACCCAAGATAGTATTTATCAGTTGCAAGAAATAATGAAGGAATTTCCACAAGCGCCTATAGTAACAAGACACCACTTCTCTGACGGAATGTATGCAAGAGAAATGGTAATGCCTCCAGGCAGCATTGTTGTGGGGGCTACGCATAAAAGCAAGCACTTTTACAGCGTTGTATCTGGTGAGTGTGAAGTGTCAAGCACTACCGAAAGGGAAAGCATTAAAGCTCCGTACTTGGGCGAAACAATTCCAGGAACTCAGCGCGTTATATACAGTGAGACAGGGTGTACTTGGATTACATATCATCCTACACACTTAACAGATATTGATGAAATAGAAGCGGCTCTAGTAGAGCGAGAGGTTATTTAAATGGCATTTTATATTACAGCAGCCTTAATTGCAGCCGGAGCCGGAGTACAGGCGTATGGTCAGATTCAAGCAGGTAAGGCTCAGGAGTCTGCACTTAAACAGCAAGCAGAACAAGAACGTTTGGCCGCTGAGAGTCGCGAGCTAGAACGCCAACAGAAACTCAATAAAGCCTTAGCAGCCAACGTTGTAGGTATGGGTGTGTCTGGCATTAAGGCAGAAGGAACGCCAGCTAGTATTGCATTAGAAAGTGCAAAAAACATATCGCTAAGTGAAGGTATGCTAGGCCTATCTGACCGACTCCAACAAGCCCAGCTTCGCCGACAAGGAGCTGCTGCTCGATCTGCAAGTAACTTTGCTGCTGCTGGGACACTTCTTTCAGGCGCAGCCGATATTAAGAGAATATAGTAATGGCTAAACAACCCCGACAAGAAAGAATTGGCTTTTACGGTAAGTTCACCCCTACTGCACTAGATACGTCTGAAGCTGACAAGATGCGAGCATTGGCTGGTTTAGGCCAACAGATGCGTGAAACTACTATGGCTATAGGTGTGCCCATAATTGAGGCTAAAAGGGCTGAGGAAGGCGTACAGGCTGCTCAAGAGGCTTTAGAGACTGGTGGCGAGCTTGAGATGATGTCTGCTGCTAAGTTTGGTGGCAACCAATATAATGCTGCTGCTATGAGCACTTACAAGACCGGGATCATGGAAGATATTAATGCCGGGTTATCTGACATTGCTACGCAGAATCCAGACAGCATTGAAGATTTTACCGCGAAGTCTAAAGGATTCTATGACGGTATAAAAGGTTCTGTGCCATTAGAGTTGCAAGAAGGTGTTGAGAAATACTTTGGCACTGTTAGCCGACAACAGGGCGCATCTGTACTTAAGGCCCAACAGAAGATTGAGCTAGACCAATCCAAGGCATCTTGGGCTGTGCAGAAGAGTTTGCATGAAAATACCATTCTTAATCTTATCTCCTCTGGAGATATGGAAGGCGCTCAAGAGCTGCAAGAGAACTTTAACACAAACATAGTCCCAGACTTTATTGCGTCTGGCGCAACGGATCAGGAAGAGCTTGCCACTTATGGATTGAAGCTAGAGTTTGATTCTAAGGTTGCTCAGGTTAATGGTGGCGCACAGCAGATTATTGATGATGAAAGTCTAACTGTTGCCCAAAGAAAGCAGAAAGCCAAAGATTATGTCGATGCTTTTGATGATGCA